GTGTAAACGTCTACGCTATTGGCGTTTCCAGCACTAGGCGCAGAACCACCTGACCATTTAGGCGTAACGCTACTACCGTCAACCGTAACCGCTGAGTTGTAATAAGCCGTCCCGCCTTGTGTCACAAGATGCGTAATCGTGACGCTTTGCCCTGTAGACATGATGCTGTTTAGGGCTACTGAGCTTGACCCACGGATGTTAAGCGTCCAGTTGGCTGAAGCATTGCTTGTGTAGTACAGGATGGATTGTGTGGATACATCAAAATTAACCGTACCTGTTGCTGCTGTCGCTGCTATCGTGACCGTCTCTGCGGCGGCGGATAGGCGAACCTGCATCGTCGTACCACTAACACCCAGCACCAGTTGATTGGCAAAAGATACGTTCTGGCTTGCATCTATTGTCAAGCCAGTTGTACCATTTGTTTGCAGGGTAAGGATGTTTGTATTGTCTGCCGTAGAGACGATGCCAATCCCTGATGTGGCGTTGATGGTATTAGCCATTTATTTCTACCCAGTTTGTAGTTGCCTCATCCCACGAATACATCTTGCCGTCTGTTGGCATCGCTACTGGAGCCTCCCACTGAGCATCTGCGTTGAGAAGCCAGCTAGCAAAAGGCTTAGGAGGAACAAATGCATCAATGTCTGCTCGGTAGGTATACCCAATCCCTGCGTAGTTCTTCCTGATGTTGCCGTTGTAGCTTGTCTGCTTCCATACGCCACCGAGGATCTTCTCAAGGTGTGCAGCACCGATATGTTCTTTTTCAACACCGCTAGCGTCAGACATATCTTTATTGTCAACAACGACGACCTGAGTAACAACATTGTTCTCGTCGATTTTCGCGTAATGGCCCATCATGCCTCCAATTTCAATCCGGTTAAATCCATTTCTTCCCCGACAACTCCGACAGGGAAGGTATTAAAACTAAGCGAGATTCTTGTTTCTTCGCCTTTGACCTCTGGAACCATATGTGTCAGCGAAGAAGGAAAGAGAATCAGCCTGCCTGCATAAGCCTCAAACCACCAGCTTTCACTGTTATAAGGGTTCCACTGGTCAGGTGGGAATTTAATCTGCTGCCAGCCATCTTTGTAGAAGTAAATCCTGTCATCAGGGTTGGTCTGGACGTAGAACACACCTGAGATATACGAATTAGGATGAGCGTGTTTGTGGTGGTACTGGCCTTGCTCTGAGTAATTGCACCAGCTTTGCGTCACTCTCAGGCTTACGTTGTGCTTAGGGTTGACTGTGGACTTGAAGTATTCCGAGACAGCGTCTTCAATGAACGAACGCAGTGAAGTCAGGGCTGGATCACGCAAGACAAAGTTATTCGTGCTTGTGGTGTTGCCCATATTCGGTCTTGTCTGTAGCTCACGAATGAAGAACAACTCCTCATCTGACAAGGGGCGACCTAGTTCAGCAAAGCCTACAGGGATGGGGAATAAGTTATGCAACTGCACGTTCAAATTCCTCTTTGGCTATGCCCATCTCTTTTAGTTGCTCGTCGGTGTATATCGTTGGGATGCTGTCCTCAAACTCTTTGATCTTGTCAATGACCCAATACACCTCTTCAATGCTTGGGCATGGCCGTGGATCATCCCACCTTGTAAATACATTGTTTGATATTTCCCACTTCGCCCCAGGACGTAGTAGGTGCATGGCTGTGTCGATGCCTAAGAATTTATAAACTTTTGTAGTCATGTTATTGATTGATTTTGATGATTACGATACCGGAGCCGCCTGCGCCGCCCTTTGTGCTAGGAGATGGAGCGGCTCCTCCACCTCCACCTCCGCCACCTCCAGTATTTACGGTGGCATCTGCACCATTCGTATTGTTATTGGCTCCATTTCCACCACCGCCGGAGCCACCTGTTCCAGCCGTTCCACCGCCATATGTTCCACCGCCGCCTCCTCCAGAATAAGTCACTGAAGAGCCACTAATTGTAGATGACGTTCCTGCGCCACCGTTACCACCTGTGGTAGTAGTTCCATTAGCTCCAGTTCCCGTCGAAGCATTAGAACCCCCACCGCCACCGCCACCAGTATTTGGGCCGCCGACTGCGCTTGCTCCGCCGTTTCTTCCTTGTTGAGGATTAGCAGGAGCGCCATTGCCACCATCTGATGAAGCTGATGGTGTATTTCCTGCCCCACCAGCACCAGAGGTTAATGCAGTATTCCAATCACTTACACCACCACCGCCAGACCCGCCACTTCCTCCAGCCGCCGCCGGACCCCCAGGTCCAACACCTGCGCCATATCCGCCGCCATTAGACGTTATTGTTGAAAATACGGAATTACTACCGCTTGTGCCAGAGGCTAATGTATTTCCTGTGCCGCCGCCTCCTACAGTAACGGTGTAATCTGTGCCTGCGCTTACCGATAAACCCGTTCCAGTTCTAAAACCTCCGGCTCCCCCGCCACCTGCCCTATGACCTCCACCAGCCCCACCACCCGCAACCACAAGATAGTCAACGCTGGTTACACCTGTCGGGCATGTCCACTTAGTAGTGCCTTTGAACGTAAATACGGTTTGGCTTGGTACGGTGTACTTCAGGATAACAATGCCGGAGCCGCCTGCGCCGCCGTTTGCGGACATTGCAGGGGTTCCAGGCGAAGCGCCGCCTGCCCCACCTCCACCGCCTGTATTAGTCGTTCCCGCCGTACCTGCAACACTACCGCTAGTTGACCCGTTTCCACCACCACCTTTGTCTGCTGTAGTTGATGTCCCGCCACCTAATCCAGCAGTTCCGCCGTTAAATGTTCCACCACCACCGCCACCAGCATAAGTTGCTGCTGTGCCTGAAATAGATGAAGGCGCTGCCCCGCCTCCATTGCCACCGGTGGTTGAAGTTCCATTGGCTCCAATTGCGTTTGCACCACCACCGCCACCACCACCATAATTAGGCGCTCCAGTTCCGCTAGCTCCTCCGGTGTACCCTTGCACTGCTGGCGCTGGAATTGCTGGTGTATTTCCTGAGCCACCTGCCCCTGAATTTGTACCAGTCACACCATCTGTAACGCCACCACCGCCAGAACCTCCTGGACCTCCAGCTACAGTAGGACCATTTGTGGCTAATCCAGCGCCATAACCGCCGCCAGTTGATGTAATAGTGCTAAAAACAGAATCATTACCTTTCGTGCCGCTTTGAGGACTAGACGAACCTGCGTTCCCACCACCGCCTACGGTTATCGTATAGTCCGTCCCTGCGGTAACCGAAAACCCTGTTCCTGTTCTAAACCCACCAGCACCACCTCCACCACCTCGCTGATAACCACCCCCACCACCACCAGCCACAACCAAATATTCAACCTCTGTCACCCCAGCAGGGCAGGTCCACGTTGAGGTAGCGGTAAAGGTTTGGACGACGGTGTAGCCACCACCACCGCCGCCTCCAGAAAAGGCAGCAGCAATCATTGCACTTAATGCGCCAGCCATTTAGGTTACCCCCGCACCAGAGACATACCATGTATCTGTAGCAACCTTCAGCAAGGTAGCCATGCCTTTTGTCGCTACCGTCCTGTTTCCTGTCGCTCCGTTAGCCAACTGAAATGTAACGCCAGAACCTGAGATCGTAAGGTTGCCTGAGTTGTTATTCACCACAAGAATCGTAGTACCGATGTCGATGGCTGTTGTCGCATTTGTATTTACCGTAAGTGTCGCTGTAGAACCGCCCGTAAAGTAAATGTGCTTTCCTGCGTCACTTGCCGCTACGGTCGTATTCGTGCTTTGTGGAGCGCCGATATAACCGACCTTGTTTGTACCATCTACCGTACAACTAGAAAGCGTCCCAGAAGATGGTGTACCTAAAGCACCATTAAGCGGCACTGCACCGATGGTGTTGTAGCTAATTATTCTGGCCGCAGACCCGTTAAACGTCGTTCCTGATGCATCACCAGAACCACCGTTGTTCATGGTCAACGCATTGCTTGTCGTGCCGCCTACCGTGGCAAAACTAAGCGTCCCTGAACCATCAGTAACTAATCCTTGCCCGTTCGTCCCGTCCGTGCCAGGAAGCGTGAACGTCGTATTAGAAGAGGTGTTGGCAGACTGAAACGTTGTCGTCCCAGTGCCACTTGCATTACCTTGGAATTTGATCTTACTCATCTCGCTTCCTTAACCTAAAATCATCCAGGCTTGGCCCGTACCAACAGTAACCGAATATCCTGCCGCTACTGTTACAGGTGACACTGATAATCCATTTGTATTACTTGTGAATGTGTAGTTCTGGCTAATCACAATCTGCGACTCAAGAACCGGCCCACCAGAACCACCTCCACCGCCCGCAGCCCATGTAAGCGCACCAGCACCATCGCTTTGCAAGAAGTAACCCGCAGAGCCATAGTCCGTTGGGAATGTGTAAGTCTGGGTTGATGTTGTGGCTGCGTTACTTGGCTGGATGCGCAACGTTTTGGTGCCAGAACCTGCATCATTACTTTGTAGCTCTAAGTAACCCGATGTACCAGCACCTGTATTAGCCGTAACCTGCGCATAGCCAACAAACGATGCCTGACCAAGGTCGGTAATTGTTGCACTAGAGTTTTGCAACAACTTACCAGTCGTCGAATCAAATCGAGCAATTGCATTATCTGTCGAACTTGCAGGCCCGTTCACATCACCCGCTGTCAGCGTTGCAAACTCAAGCGCACTACCGCCGCTATTGACCTTAAGGTACTGATTAGCCGTACCTATAGCAGTCAACCCTGTACCACCGTTCGCAACACCTAACGTTCCTGTGATTCCTGTCGATAAAGGAAGTCCAGTTGCGTTAGTAAGGTTGAGCGCCGATGGTGTACCGGCATCGCCATCATAAGTAACGACGCCACCCGTTGTGCCAGCAGTCAGTGCTAGTGCCGTTGCGACACCCGTACCCAAACCAGATACGCCAGTACTGATTGGCAAGCCAGTAGCATTGGTGAGCGTACCGCTTGACGGTGTACCTAATGCGCCATTAAATAGAACCGGCGCACCAGCAGTGCCTACGGATTGTCCTAACGCAGTTGCAATGCCAGTGCCAAGGCCAGCAACACCGGTTGAGATTGGCAGACCCGTTGTATTAGTCAACGTACCTGACGAAGGCGTACCAAGCGCACCACCTGGTGCGACGTAATCAGTGCCAGCAACAGCAGCGGCAATAACACCGCTTGTTGCCTTTACCATGCCTGTCGTTGTGGCCGCTTGGATTAGCTTACCAGTCGTGCCACTGTATAAAGCAATTTGAGCATTGACTGAGGACGCTGGGCCTACGACATCGCCGACACCAACAGGAGAACCATACTCAAGAGCGGTTCCTCCTGAATTAACTTGCAGAACTTGACCAGCAGTTCCTAACGCTGTAAGCCCCGTCCCGCCAGAAGTAATAGGAATAGCGGTTCCGGAATAGCTAAGAGTTATATTTCCAGAACTGGTAACTGGAGAGCCTGCCGTCAAGAATGCTGGTGGAGATATTCCAACTGATGTAACTGTGCCAGCACCCGAAGAAGTAAACCATTTAACGCCTTCAGTCGCGCTTGAATCAGCAACCAGTATTTGACCGTCTGTGCCAACAGGTAAACGAACATTGTCCGTACCTGTGTAGACAATCATGTCACCCTTGGTTGTATTTGGAGCTAGCGCATCAAAGGCTGATGTCTTGTCGCTTTGACCTGTACCACCATTAGCAATAGGCAATGTGCCAGTGATCTTGGTTGCGGCAATTGATGTAATCCATGCAGGATTTGCATAACTGCCTGTCGTATAGACGCCGTTAGTTACAGTGCCTGCATTACCAAGAACATCAATATTCCATGTTCCGGTGGCACCTGTACCTCCTGTAGGAACAAAAGCACCACTTGCTCCAATAGCAGTTTGTAAGGCAGTAAGTACGCCAGTACCGAGTCCGGTAATACTTCCAGAAGGAAGGTTAGTACAGTTTGATAGATCGCCAGAAGATGGTGTGCCAAGTGCGCCGCCAGGAACAAGATAATCAGTGCCTCCAGTAGCAGCCGACAATACACCGGAGGTTGCTTTTAAGATGCCTGTCGTTGTCGCACGTTTGATGACTTTACCAGTGGTGCTTGAGTAAAGCGCTATCTCATCATCAACCGATGCAGCAGGGCCATTCACATCGCCAGCGCCAATCGTGACTCGTATGCCAGCAGCCGTGGTTGCACCAGTACCACCATTGGCAATCGGTAACGGTGTGCCAGAATAACTTACCGCTAAAGTTCCAGAGGTTGTGATTGGTGAACCAGAAACCGACAAGAATGCGGGTACTGACATAGCAACGGAGGAAACACTACCCCCGCCGCCGCCACCACCTGCCGCATTCTTAACAGACAGCAACTGAAAGCTAGAGCCGTCATACATGAGCGAGCAAATAGCGCCAACCACAATAGCATTAGCGGATAATGTGCTGCCATCAGGGTAAATGATGTTCTTTGCGCCCTGACCGTTGACGTTTAAGGTGCAAGGCCCGGTATTTGCACTCGTTGCTTGGAACTGAATGGCAAGACCAGCCTGGTACGTTGTTGATAGACCAGAAAGCGAAACAACATAGGCATTCGTCGTACCTGAATCTAAAGCATAGTTGCTATAGGTCGATGCGTCATTAAGCGCTGTTGCAACCGTAGAAAAATCAGCATCCAGGTTAGCAAGCGGGATGGATGTCGTTGCGGTGGCAAATGTATTCGGAATTGTTACTGGCTTTGCCATCAGAACCTCGCTCTTAGTTCATGTTCAAGCTGGAAGCCGTTGAAGGTAAATGCTGGTGCCGTGGATGTCTT